CCTTTTTCTATTCTTCTGACCCCCTATTTCGGGAGAACTTTTCAAGTGTCGTAAATCCTAATCCTGCACCTACTATATACATCATACCGTCCCATACAAATTTCTGAAGTGGTATGTCCATAAAGATATTCGCAAGGAAGGCGATACACATCATAAAAAATGCTAAGATAGTTATAAATCTTTTTGAAGATTTTTGTCCATCCACATCACCCATTAAAGACATAAAAAACTTTCTCATTTTTATTTAGTCTGTAAAAAATCTTTAGTTATATGAAAAAGTTTAACAAAAAAATCATTTATCTTTTTCATAATCCTTTTTCTAATTGTTTTAGTTTATACAACGATGTTAAGGTTTTTTCAGACTCATTAATTTTGTCTATTGTCTTTTGAATTTTTTCTGATAATTCAGAATCTGTAGATTCATTTAAATTTGTCTTTAATTTATTTAAAACTACTTCCTTAGTTTTTTCAATTTCTTCAGACAAGTTTTTACCTTTTAAAGATGTATAAAAATTCAACTCTTTTCTATCTTCTTCACTTAATTTTTGTATTTCCTTATTAAGTGTTTTGTTGGCAATTGATAACATAGAAGATATTGGTAGGTCCATAGTCTTAGACTCTTCTACTACTTTTTTTGTTGTAAGAGTTTTTTTAATTCTTAGTTTAGATTCTAACAAGGACTCTAAGTTTCTCACAACATTTTTAGTATAAATCTGATTGTCGATATCTAAATATCTATTCTCAATATCCTCCTTAAGTAAGTCATTAATCCACTCACTTAATTCCTCAATCTTTTTTGTATTATTATCAATAATATCTTTTAAATGGTCAAAAGATTCTGATATATATTCATCAACAATACTTTCATTTAAACCTTTATTTGAAGACAATTCATCGTAAAGATAGTACGCTTCGGAAAGATTTTTGTTTTTTAGAATGTGTTTTTTAAAACCTTTTAGATTTTCTTTAAATTCGGGTTTTCCGTAACTCTTTTCTAAAACATTTTCTATTTTAGTTTTTATTATTCCAAATGAACTCATAACATTATTTTTATAATAAATATCAATCATTTAGTAATGTGTTCAATTTATCTTCAATTTCACCTAATGACTGTCTTCCTTTTGATAAATCTAAAACATTTTTACCCTTAATTAAATCATCCTCAACTAATAAGTCCAAATCCTTATTTCTTATAAATCTTTCTACTGGTGGTTCTTCTGGTGGTTCTTCTCCTCCACCTTCATCTCCTCCACCTAAGTCACCTCCTAAGTCTCCACCTAAGTCTCCACCTAAGTCTCCACCTAAGTCACCTCCTAAGTCGCCACCTCCTGATGGTGGTGGTGGCATTCCTCCGCCTAAATCACCCATTCCCGTGTCTGTAGTTTCACCTCCTTCAGCATCACCACCTTCACCAGGTTTGTTACCATATAACTTATCTAAGTTAGCGAAAATACCTGTTTTACTAATTACCTCAGATGTTTTCTCAAGTTCACCTGCGACGGCCTTTTCAATACGTTGTTGTTGTAAATCAAGTTTAATTTCTTCATCACTAAATCCAAGAATATGTTTCTTAGCCCAAGATGATGATACAGGTAATATACCGTTCCCTGGGTCTGTAACCGCATCTCTATATAATTGTATCTTTTGTTGCCACTGTTCAACCTTAAGTAAGTCAGCCTGTGTAGATGGGTTAGTTAGTCCTAATGTAAAGTTACCTAATTCATCTTCAAAACCTAATAGATACAAGTGTATAATTGCAATTTTATTCAATTCTTGTATCATAGACTTTTGAATTCTATTAATAGTACGAGCAAATCGGATATCCTGTAAAGATAAGTTTTTACCATCACCTACAACTTCTTCAAAACCTAAGAAAGCCTTTGGTACCCTTAATGAAGTTAAAAGTTTTTTCTGAATATATTCAATATCCGCAATTTCTGATAAGTTCTGAGCACCTGGTAAAGTATCAATTGGGTTAGGTGCGTTAGGGTCACGAACAGGTATAAAATAGTCTTGGTCCACCGCCATTTGATTATAACGTAAATCTACATTACCATTTTGAGAATCAACAATTTGGTCTCTTTTAAATTTATTCGCTACTCGATTTACATATGGTTCAACATCCTTGTCGTCCATATTACCAACAAACACTTTGAATACTCTTCTTTCGGGTGCTCTTGACGTTCTATATATTAACATCGCATCCTCAGACAAAATAAGTTGTTTCCAAATACGTCTGCCTTTTTCCAACATAGACGTGCCGTAAGGTAGTTTTCTATCGTCACCTAACAATCTAAAGTGAGCAATTTCCCAAGTATTAAATTCCATGTCCTTATTTTGCCATAAGAATTTTAATGCATCGTTTTCAGTTTCTGTGGAGTTTCTTTCAGGTTTAATCCTCATACCTCTCTCCTGACGTGTTATTTCAATATTAGGTAATTGTTGGGCACCCATAATACCTCTTTCAGGGTCTAATTTAAGATATACAAAATTATCACCATACTTACACGTATTACGTGTCCACATAGGTAAATTAGTATTAATATCCAACCTATTATTAAATAAATCACCTAATATAGATTTAATACGTTTACTTTCAGAATATATTTGAAGTATGTACCCATCTTCATCGGGTGTAGTACTTTCCTCTGAATAGATATCTAAAGCCGCAGATATCTCAGGAGTATATTCCATACTTTCATAATCATAAAACGAGGCTAAACGAGTTGGTTCGTAATAAACCGCCTGAGTATATAGGTTGTTTTCAATCTTTTGCCACTGTTGACCCAAATATAAGGTTTGTTGTGCTTGAAGTTTCTCTCTTTCGTACTCTTTTTTATCTGTTGTTTTTAATATTTGTTTTTTGTCAAATTGGTATACAGGTGCTTGTTGGTCCAAAGTCGAATCGGGCCCAAAAACCTTGGTTAACCTTTGCCATATGGTATAATTATTATTCTCAGCCATCGTTTTTTAGATAAATATAATCTTTACTTGAATTAATTAAAGGTTATCTCCTTCCACCCCCAAATAACCATCCATAATCTTCATAGTCTTTTTTTGTGTAACCATCTATTCTCCTATGGTGATTTTGATTATTGGGCATAACAGGTAAACCAGGGTTAAAATCTTTAGATGAATTTCTAACAGGAGTTTCATTAACCATCCAACTTTCCATCATCGCTTTTGTTTGTTCGGTAACTTTTTCAAGTTGTGTAAATGAACTCTCACCAACATATATCGCCATAGCCATTGCCATTATAAGGTCATCGTGTTGCCCTTTAATGTGGTCAGGTCTTCCATTTATGTAAACAAACGTATTCAACTCATTAATCAAACGAGAAGAACGAACGACAAAATTATGTCTTAAAGCTTCCTCAAAGGCTGCGACAATCTGAACCCTTTTTGAATTAAAGTTAAGACCAGGTATTTTTTCCATCGCCTTAGGGTTATACTTCCATTTGTCGGCTGCGTTTGTTCCCTCAACATACAAGTCCTTATAGTTCATTTCTTGTAGTTTTCTTGAGGTCGCAACACCCATACCTCCCGTAATATCAATCACTATAAACGCAGAATACATAGTAGCCCACTTAAATGCAATCTCGGCGGCCACATCGGGTGGTACCTTACCCAAATACTCTAAAACCTGTTCTCTCTCGTCAAAATCAATAATACAGAATGTTGTAAAGTCATCACTGTCACCACGAGAGACATCAAGACCCATAATATACTTATGACCCACCACAGGTTCTTTCCATTGCCACAATGCACCTCCCATAAACTTATTTTCAGGCTCACGGATAAAGTTCTCTTTTATCTTTTCCACAGTATCTGAAGGTATGACGTTGTCACCTGAACCCAAGAAGTTACACTCCAATTCCTGAGCAATCTTACGTCTATCAAACTTAAGTTTTTTACTCATACCCTCAAACCACGTAGAATATGGTTTATAACCATCAAGAAAATGTTTTTTAATTTCATCAAAATCCCTTTCCATAGGGTCAATATGGGAATAATCTATGGTAATTTCATCATCATTATAATCCTCACGATTTAACATATAATGAACCATATCGTTACACTTAATAAGTTTTAAGTCTTTCGCGTAACGAGGGTCACGATACCAAAACATCTCGGTAATTTTAAAATCATTCATACCTCTTAACGACTGGTCGTAGATAGAATAATAAATTGGGTCGAAACCGTTAGGTGTGGATATAACAATAACTTTACCACCTGTAGAAAGTGAGGCCATACACGCAGACCAGAAATCATTGTCCGCCTCAATAAACGCCGCCTCATCAAATACAAGAATCGTGGGGGTATATCCACGAAGGGCGTCTTTAGATGTTGCAACCGCTTTTACCTCACAACCATTATTTAATTTGTAGTGTCTCTGTGAGTTTTTCTCATTTGAGAAACTGATGCCGAACCAACTCGGCCACTGGTCGATAAACGCCCTTATCTTACTCGCCATCTCAACAGAAGTGTCAAGTTTGTTTGCAATAATAAGAATCTTTTCTGGTTTGGTTTTGGATGCGGTAACTAATTTTTTAGAAATCCAAGCCGAGGTTACTGTTGATACACCCGCCTGTCTGTATTTAAGTGCGATATTTTCTTCGTGAGTATCGTAATCGTTTATTAAACTTTCTTGGTCAGGGAATAATTGTAACGGTACATATTTTGACTGTGTGTTGTCATATGTCTGTAGGTATGTCTTTAACGCATACGAGGTGTCTTTTACACACCTCGCATACTCTAATAATACTTTTTCTTTTGTTAACGCCATATAGACATTTTAATAAAGTTTTATGT